CGCCTCACCGACCACCGCGAGCGTTGGCTGGTCGAACACGCCGCCCTTGGCCAGCAGCGGGATGTCGGGGAACGGGAACGGCCCGAACCCGAACGACCCGCCGCCGATCTTCTTGCCGAGGATCTTCTTGGAGGGGATGGTGATCGCCACCCGCGGGATGGCCAGGCTGTTCCACGCGCCGATCACGGCGTTGATCGGCTTTTTGATCGCGTTGGCGACGCTCGAGGCGGCGCTGCCGACCCTCTCCGCGATCCCGCTGATGAACGTCACCAGCCCGTTGAGTGCCTCCTTGGCGCCGGAGACGGCGGCCGTGACGCCCTCCTCGATCTTGTCGAACACGCGCTTGACGGCGTTCAGCGCCGCGGTGAACGCGCCCGACGCGAACGTGCTGATCCAGGTGGCCAGGCCGCTCAGGGCGCTCTTCACGGCGCCGACGGCCTCAGAGACGACGCCCGAGATCGCGCTCCATGCGCTGCTGCTGGCGTTTGAGATCGCGCTCCACGCGGAGCTGACGGTGCTGCGCACGGCGTTCATCGCCGAGCTGACCGCCGAGGAGATCGCGTTCAGGACGGAGCTGATGGCCCCCGAGATCGCGTTCCACGCGGCCTTGCTGACCGACTCGATCGTATTCCAGTTGCTGACGACGGCCAGGACGGCGAGGCCGATGGGGCCGGTGATGATGGCCAGCAGCAGCGGCCAGTTGGATTTCAGCCAGTTGAACAGCGTCTGCGCGACGGACAGCACGGCGTTGAAGGCGGCGTCGACGATCGCGCGGAACGTGTCGGAGGTCTTGTAGGCGACGATGAACGCGGCGACCAGCGCGGCGACGGCGACGACGACCAAGGCGATCGGGTTTGCCGCCAGTGCCGCGTTGAGCAGCCACTGCGCGGCCGTCCACGCCACGGTGGCGGCCCTCGCGACGGTGGTGACCGCGGTCCACGCGGCGGTGGCAGCGCTGACGGTGACCACGACGGCCGCGAGGCCGGCCATGCCGATCACGATCACCGGCAGCGCGCCCTTGAACGGCCCGAGCGCGCCCATCACCTTGGTGAACACCCCGAGCAGGGTGGTGAACGCGGGAACCAGCGAGCCGACAAGCTCGCCGGCCATGTTGTTGAAGGACTCCTTGAGGATGTTCAGGCGGCCGGGCAGCGTCTTCCCGGCCGCCTCGGCGCTGCCACCGAACTCCTTGTTGAGCTCGGCGAGGATCAGCTTCTGGGCCTCCATCGTCTTGCCGGACGCGACGAGCGCCTTGATCTGGTCCTGCTGGCCCTTGGTGAAGTTCACGCCGACGCGGCGCAGCGCGGTGATGCCTCGGATCGGGTCGTTGAGGGCCTTGCCGACCTGGATCGCGCTGGTCTTCATGTCCTGCCCGAGGGCCACGGACATGTCGGTCATGATCTTGGTGGCCTGAGTGAAGATGTCGTTGCCCTTGCCGGCCTGGTTCTGGACCTTGGTGAAGGTCAAAAGCAGGTTGGCGCCCGACTGGATGGCCTCGTCGTCGATGCCGGTCTTCTTCATCAGCGCGCCGGCCAGCGCGTTGACCTGCTTGGCGGTGACGCCAGCGGCGCCGCCGGTGGACTTGATCACGGCCGCGGTCTGGGCGGCGACCTTGGTCGACTCGGTGAACTCCGAGATCCCCGTCTTGACGGTGGCGACCAGGCCCGCCAGGCCGGCGGCGCCCGCCGCCGCCAGCGACGCCTTGCCGAGCTGCTGCAGGCGGCCCTTGAACCCCTCGGTGGCGCCGCCCGCGGCCGAGACCCCCTTGGTGAGGCTGGAGGTGTTGGCGACGAAGTCGACGACGACCTGCGGATTGGCCATCGCTCAGCGTCTCCGGCGCGCGGCGCGGGCCTGGCGCTCGAGCTCGCGGTTCTCGGCCTCCAGGTAGTCCCAGAACGCCGCGTACTCGGCGGTGGTGAGCTCGTCGACCTCGCGGGGGGTCATGCGCCAGTAGCGGCAGAAGACTGCGAGATTGCGTCCCGCAGCAGCGTCGTAGGGTCCACGGCGCTGTTGCTCAGCGAGATGACGACGTCGTCCATGTCCGCCCAGTCGATGTCGTGGCCGTCGCGGCGGGCCTTCAGCCACGCGATGACCACGAACCGCTCGTCGGAGGCGTCGTCGGCGAGGATCTCCGACAGCGAGCGTCCGGTGTGCTCCTTGATCAGCCGCAGCTCGCGCGGCGTGAAGCGCTGGCTCATGCTCTCCACGAGGTCGAGCTCGATCTCGCGGACCGGCGGGGCGGTCATGCTTCCGTTGGCCTCGGCCATGCCATCCTCCTGATCTCGTCGCGTGCCGTCGTCTCCCCGGCGCGCTGCAGCAGCGGCCCGGCGGCCTGCGCGGTCGGGTACAGGTAGCGGCCCTGGGCGATGTAGGGGCGCCCGCGGGTGCCGCCGAACTCGACCCAGCCCGCATAGGGCACCCCGTCCCCCATCCCCACCTGCGCGCCCTCGCTGATGCTGTCGGCCGTGACGCTTGCCGCCAGCCGGCCGCTGACGCGTGGGACGCGGCCGCGGACGAGTGTCGCGGTCTGGTCGGCGACCGACCGGAACGCCGCGTCGGCGCCGGAGTCGATGTTGTCGGCCAGCCGCCGCGAGCCGCGGGCGAGCTCCGCCAGCCCGCGGACCTGCACGTCGAGGTTGTCGGCCATCACCTACGGGGTGGGGACGGTGACCGCCGGGGTGCGGGTCGGCTCCCCGGACAGCGACCATTCGATGTCGACGGTGGACACGTCGCCGGCGTCGCCGTTGATCGGGCTGTAGGGCTGCGGGATCGCCTGTCCTGCCCACGTCGGGTTCTCGATGACGCCGGCGGCGCGGTCGCGGTAGCCGGCCATCTCGAAGTCCGCCAGCGTGCCGTCGGCCAGGTAGGCGGCATAGGCGGACGAGAGGACCTCCTCGGTGGCGGCGGGGTCGAAGGACTGAATGAGGGTGGCGACCAGCGACCACTTGACCACGCCGGGGTAGTCCTTGGAGCCGCAGAACGTGTCGACGGTGGTGACGGACACGTCGGGGCTGAGCTCGAGGTGGTTGGTGACGCAGGCGAGCTCCTGGCCGTTGATCTTCAGGCTGGCGTTGGTGAGGATCAGCGGCATCGGCTCGGGCGGCGGTGTACTCACGGTGTTCCTTTCAGACGGTGATGGGTACGGCGTAGTTGACGCGGGCGGTCAGGTAGGTGATGCCGCCGATCTCCTGCTGGCGCAGCGCGCTGACCAGCCCCAGCGGCCAGGTGTAGACGTCGGCGCCCATGCGCTGCAGGACGTAGTCGACGAGCTGCTCGATCGTGTCGATCCCGGGTCCCGGTTCCAGGCGGCCGCCGACGCACAGCACCTGCAGGTTGGCGGTGAGCAGGCACGGCCCCATCGCCGGGCGGTTGCCGATCGCGGGCTCGATCCACGGGTCTGACCACAGCAGCATCAGCGCGGGCGGGGTGAGGCTGTCGACGACGTCGGTGATCACCTCCGGGTCGGTGTCGTCGACGGGGGCGAGGACGGCGGCGGCCGCGGGGCGAACGTCCGAGAGCGCCATCACGCGGCTGGCGGTGGCCATCACGCCAGCCCCCACTGGCGCTTGAGCGGCGTGAGGGTGTAGGCGTGCCGGTTGAACCCGTCACGTGGGGCCTGCAGCGCGCCGGTCTGGTCGAATCCGATGACCCCGAACGCGGCGTCGTTGGCCTTGTACCACTCGACGCCGCGTACGAGGTTGACGCGGTTGGCGAGCGCGTCGCCGTCGGGGATCGGGTCCTCGGCGGGCCGGTCGACGTCGTGGTCGATCTCGGCCGCGGCCGCGTCCAGGCAGCTCTGCAGCCCCGGCTGGTTCTCGGTGGTCACCCGGATGCGCAGGGCGGCGGCGAGCTCGTTGACGGTCGCGTAGGCCATGCCTCAGTCCTCCAGCACCGCCCGGATCTCGGCCTTGGTCATCGCGGCGCTGGCCTGCAGGCCGCGGTCACGCGCGGCCCGCAGGAGCTCGTCCTTGGTCATCGCGTCGAGGTCATCCGTGACCTCGGCCTCGGCCTTCGCGACCCAGCCCACGTCGGGCCTGTACTGGCCGGCCTCCCTGCGCTGGCGGTAAACGGTCATCACGGGGCCGCCGGCGGTGTCAGCGGAACGAACGCTGCCTCCTCGATGAGCTCAGAGAGGAACGCGCCGATGACGCCGACCTCCATGCCGCCGATCGACGGCTCGACCGCGCGCAGGTCCACCGGCGCACCGGCGGTCTCCGCGCATAGCAGCGCCTGGGAGTCACCGACGACGGCCGTGCCCGTCCCCAGACCGGCGGAGACGACGAACTGCAGCCCCCCGATCGGCGGGAACGAGCCCGTTGCCAGGTTGCCCTGGCCGACGGCCAGGAACGTCGGGGCCTCTGCGCTGACGAGGCCGAGCAGGCCGTAGCCGAGGTCGGGCGACGCCCAGAACGTGTCGGCGAAGCGGCCGGTGGCGGTGTAGACCTGGCCGGCGGCGGCGGCGATCGCGGCCATCCAGCCAGCCAGGTCGTCGCTCGCGACGGCGACCGGCGGCGTCCCGAGCCCCCCGGCGACCGTGAGCAGCGCGCCGGCGTCGGCGTCGGTCTGCTTGGCGTAGCTCTCGCCGGCGAGGTCGAACCACAGCGCCAGCGCGTCGGGGTTGGACCACTGGATGGTCTGCCACGAGAAGTTCGCCGAGCTGATGAACGTCGAGGCGACCTTCTCGACCATGATCACGGTCATCGTGCCGTCGCCGGCCTCGGTCTTCTCCGCCGGCTGCTTGGCGACCTGCGGCCGGGTGGTGACCCTCGGGTACTGGATCTTGCCGGAGGTCAGGTTGAGCATGCGGCCGGAGTCGACGATCGGCCGGGACTGGTTGATCACCTGCATGATCTGCGCGATGTACTGGGGCTGCAGCAGCCCCGGCACGTCGGTCGTGAGCACCTTCTCGACGGCGCGGTGATGGGTGAGCCGCTCGCCGGCGCGGTGGCGGACGTGCGGGTCGACGGTCGCGCCGATCTGGCTGAACCGGGTGAGCATGACGTCGCGGGCGTACTGCGCGAACGTCTTGTACTCGCCGTCGGGCTTGGCGGGCTCGCCGTCGCCGTCTGGCTTGTCGTCGTCTGAGGGTTCGCGGCGGCGGGCGAGCGCGCCGCGGGCGTCCTTGGCCTTGTTGCGGGTCTCCTCGACCTCGAGCAGTTCGCCGATCATCGGCTCGAGCTGCTGCAGGCGCTCGCGGTGGCCGTTGATCAGCTCGCGCTCGGATTCGGTGAGGTCGCGCTCCTCCTCGTTGGCGCGATCGAGGATCCGGTCGATGTTCTCCTGGGTCTGGGTGCGCTCATCGACGTAGCGCTGCAGAACGGGGTTGGGCACGGCAGGTCACTCCTTCGGGTTGAAGTCCGACGGGGTGCCGCCGTGCGGGGGTGCGCTGACCGGGGGTGTCGCCTTGCTGGCCGGGGTGCCCGTTCGCCCGCGGTGCGGGGTGCCGTTCTGGCCGGAGAGGTTAGACCTCGATGCCGATGGAGCGCAACCGCTCGAGCTGCTCGTCGGCGATCGCGGGCAGCTCGAGCTCGCCGAGCAGCTGGGCACGCGAGCGCACGGCGGTGACGACCGCGCCGGCGTAGGCGGGCTGGCGGACCAGCGACACCTCGTGCAACTCGCAGCTCTCGCGGACGACAACCTTGTCGTCGGTGCGCTTCCAGTTGGTGAAGCGGTCCGAGAAGCTGATCGAGAAGCCGGGCAGGATCCCGGCCCTGACGAGCTCGAGCGCCTGGTCGCCGAACGCGCCGGCGTGGATCAGGAAGGTCCCGAACAGGCCGCGGGCCTCCTCGTAGAGCGCGCGGCCGACCCCGACCGAGTGCGCCAGGTCGTCGCGGTGCTCGTAGCGCAGCTCGATGCGGTTGGCCGCGTTGAGGTGCTTGCGAAACGCGCCGGGCTCGAAGCGCTCGTAGTAGGAGGGGCTGTCCGGGCCGTCGCGGACCTTGGTCGCCTCCCCGTAGGGGACGCAGCAGCCCTCGACGATGCGGCCCTCCTTGACCTCCAGCGGCGCCTGGAACGTCCTGCGCATCACCGGCCTGACGTCGTCGCTCATGACATGAGCACCTCCTCCACGTGCGGCGGCGCGCCGATCGAGCCGTGCGCACCCGCCTCCTCGTACAGCTCGGTTGCCTGGTCGCCGCGCTCCAAGGGCGGCAGGTCGAGCACCGCGGCCCGGTACTCGTCGATCGTGATCGCCCCGTCCGCGTACAGCTTGCTGTAGGTGGTGACCATCGTCTGCAGGTCCGGGCGGATGCTCTGCGACGGGTCGAACTCCACCCAGTTGCCCCTGGGCAGCCACCGTGACAGTGCCTCGGCGATCTTGACCGCGCACGGCATCAGCTCCGACCGCCACCACAGCTCGAAGAGCTGGACGGGGTTCTGGTAGGTCAGGCCGCCCGACACGGCGATGTTCAGCAGGATCGCCGGGACACCGAACGCGGCCGCGATCTGCCGGGCGTCCCAGTCGCGGGACTCCAGCAGCATCAGGTCCTTCGGGCTGATCGTCAGCGTCTGCAGGAAGTCCAGATCCGGCGGGATGATCGCCGGCGCCCCGAGCCGCTTTGAGACGGCCTGCACCCACTGGGCCTGCACCTCGGCGGCCTGGTCGGCGGTCAGACGCCGCGCTGACTTCAGCGCGACGCGGTTCACACCGGTGGACTGGTAGACGTCGGCGGCGTAGAGCTCGGCCTCGTAGGCGGAGGCGACGTTGGCCCAGTACGCCTTCACCGCCGACGTGCCCCGCAGCGCGCCGTTGGGGTTGCGGGTGATCTGCACGACGTCGCCGGGGTTCAGCCACACCTGGTTGGAGCGGTAGGCGCGCACACCGTCGTCGTCCTGGACATGCATGGTCACCGGGTC